AACCCTGATTCGGGACGAGGCTTAAAAATAAGAAGTATTAAACGAAAATAAATTTTAAAAATTAATTATTATGGCAGGAGCAGTTCAAGCAACCCCTGGGTTTGCTTTACAACCGAGTGCAGAACAGGTGCCTTTGGCAACTAACTACATTACAAACTTTGATTTCTTAAATCAGTATTTACCTGATACTTATGAAAAAGAGTTTGAGCGATATGGAAATCGTACAATCGCATCTTTCTTACGTTTAGTAGGAGCAGAGATGCCATCTAACTCTGACCTTATCAAATGGGCAGAGCAAGGAAGATTACACACTAAATATGTTAACTGTGCATCAGCAGGAAATGCTGGTGACGATACAGCTACAATCACAGTAGGTGATGCATTAGTACCTGGTACTGGAAGCATTGCAATTAGAGTAGGACAGACTGTTGTTATCTCTGATAATGCAGGAGCTGGATTAAACAAAGGTATTGTTACAGCCGTGAACACGGGAGCAGCAACTTTTGATGTAGCTTATTATGAAGCAGCTGGACAAGTTGGTGCAGCTGGACTTACAAGAACAGTGTTTATTTATGGTTCTGAATTTAAAAAAGGAACTAGTGGAATGGTAGGCTCATTAGAAGCTGATGACGTTATCTTTGATAACTCGCCAATTATCATCAAAGACAAATACGCTGTAAGCGGGTCTGACATGGCGCAAATTGGATGGGTAGAAGTAACTACTGAAAACGGAGCATCTGGATACTTATGGTATCTTAAATCAGAGCACGAAACTCGTCTACGTTTTGACGACTACTTAGAAACAGCAATGATTGAAGCTGTACCAGCAGAAGCTGCGTCAGGAGCAATCGCAGCTGGAGGAGATGTAGGGAACAAAGGTTCTGAAGGTATCTTCTATGCAGTTGAGAATCGTGGAAATGTGTGGGGCGGTGGAAACCCAGCTGCACTAGCTGACTTTGATGCAGTAATCTCGCGTTTAGATAAGCAAGGTTCTATTGAGGAAAATGTAATTTTCGTTGATAGAGAATTTAGCTTTGATATTGATGATATGTTAGCAGCTCAGAACTCTTATGGAGCTGGTGGAACATCTTATGGTTTATTTGACAATGACAAAGACATGGCATTAAACCTTGGATTCACTGGATTCCGTAGAGGATATGACTTCTACAAGTCTGACTGGAAATACTTAAATGACCCAACTATGCGTGGTGGTCTTCCTACTGGAGCTAACTCAGGCCGTGTAAACGGACTATTAGTACCAGCTGGTTCTACTACAGTATACGACCAGATTTTAGGTAAGAATGCGAAGAGACCATTCCTTCATGTTCGATACAGAGCTTCTGAAACTGAAGACAGACGTTACAAAACTTGGATTACAGGTTCTGCTGGCGGTGCTGCTACTTCAAGCTTAGATGCTATGGAAGTACACTTCTTGTCTGAGAGAGCTGTATGTACTTTAGGTGCAAACAACTTCTTCTTATTCCAAGAGTAGTATTATTACCAAGGGAGGTTTAACCGCCTCCCTTTTTTTTAAATCTAATTAAATTTATATAATGAAAAAAAATGCATTAGTAGACAAGGTCTACAAACTTACTAGAGATAGAGCCCCGATATCTTTCTTATTACCTTCAGGAGGCTCAAGAAGACAACCCTTATTACATTTTGACGAAGACAAAGGAATCAACCGAGTGTTGAGATATTCTCCTAACCAAAAGTCTTGTTTTGAAGACGAGCAGGATGGACAAGTAGTTAGAGAGCCTATTGATTTTGTTGATGGTTTTTTAAGAGTTCCAAAAAATAATCCTGTACTGCAAGAGTTCTTGTATTATCACCCATTAAACGGGAAAAAGTTTATTGAGGTTAATGAAGAAAAAGATGCGGCAGCAGAGATTGAACAATTAAACATAGAAGCAGATGCTCTTATTGAAGCTAGAAAGCTTTCAGTGGACCAAGTAGAGACCATATCAAGAGTTTTACTGGGAAGAAATACAGAGCAAATGAGCACGGCAGAGCTTCGTAGAGATATATTAATCTTTGTTAAGCGCGACCCTCATACGTTCTTAAAAATGGTTAATGACCCTATGTTAAAGTTACAGTCTAATGTTCAGTTATTCTTTGACAAAGGATTATTGTCATTTAGAAATAAACAAAAGGAAGTATGGTTTAACACATCTACCAATAAGAAGAAGATGTTGACTGTGCCTTTTGGGGAAGACCCAATGTACATTGTATCATCGTATTTACAGAGTGACGATGGCATAGAGTCTTTGAAAATGTTAGAAAAATTGCTAGAAGATTAGCGGTTGTGGAGAGAGGTCAAAAATAATTGACCTCTTTTTTTTTGCTTATCTTTGTAAAAAAGAAAGCGATGATAAACGCTGTTAGAAATACAGTTCTTGCTATCCTTAACAAGAATAATTACGGTTATATATCTCCATCAGATTTTAACTTGTTTGCTAAGCAAGCACAGTTAGATATTTTTGACGAATACTTTATATCTTACAATAATCAGGTTAACAAACAAAATGGGAGAGTATCAGGAACTGGATACGCAGATATTCAAAGAGGATATGAAGAAGTAATAGATACTTTTTCAATCACGGCAAGCTTGTCTCAAAGTGTATTAAATGAATACACAGTTCCTACCGCAGCAACTACAGGTTCGGATTATTATCTTTTAAATAAGATTTTAATTTATAGCACGGTTACTTCATCAGGAACAACTACTGCAACTGGAGGAGGTAATACGCAGTTAATAGATTCAGGGGCAACATTTCAAACAGATGGAGTGGCAGCAGGAGATGTTGTTTCTATTGTATTGTCAAACTCTGTAGTTACAAATTTAAAAGTGGCTTCTGTTACAAATCAAACAACAATAGTTTTGAATGTAGCTTCTTTGACTATAACAGGTGTCCCTTATGCTATTTATAAGAAGGCTGATTTAAAAAATGAAGCAGAGCCAGTTAGTCATAGTAAAATAACTATGCTTACTAAATCAATGCTTACTAGTCCTAACACTACTTTTCCTGCTTATACTCAAGAAGGAAACATATTAACCTTATATCCTGATTCTGTAAGCCAAATAGGTAGAGTGGTATCGCAATATATTAGATACCCAAAAGACCCTAAATGGACCTATATTTCACTTACAGGAGGAGAACCTATATTTGACCAGTCTCAATCAGACTATCAAGACTTTGAACTTCCTCAAGATGATGTAAATAATTTAGTGGCTAGAATATTACAATACGCAGGTATGTCTATTAGAGAGATAGCCACGGTGCAGTTTGGTCAAGCTATAGAACAACAAGAAAACCAAGAACAATAGTATGGCATATTTATCACAATATCAATATTACGAAAATGCGGGAGCGGCTCCTACCAATAAAAATTGGGGGTCTTACCAGTATGTAAGCTTGGAAGATATAGTAAATAATTTTCAGTTGATGTATTCTGGAAACCACTCGCTAGTTAATAACGAGGAAAGGTACAAGATATTGTTTCATGCAAAGCGCGGGATACAAGAGCTTAACTATGATGCGTTTATGGAAGTAAAAGCTTTAGAGCTTACTGTATTTGATAATCTTACTTTTGTTTTACCTAACGACTATGTAAACTGGATTCGTATATCTTTATATAAAGACGGATGGCTTAGACCTTTAAACGAGAACATTCAGGTTAACTCTGCTCAAGCATACTTGCAAGGAGCAGGGGGAACTCTTACATTCAACTCAGACGGAACTGTAATTACTACTGACTCGCAGCTAGATACTGAAAGAAAAAACGGTCAACAAAACAGTATATATTTAAATCAAAATAATGCTGATGACCAAATACCCGCTGACACCCAAGCTAACTGGTATGCAGATTATACTATTGGAGCGCGTTATGGTTTAAATACAGAAACCGCTAATATAAATCCTACTTTTAGAATAGATAAAAAAGCAGGAGTTATAAACTTTGATTCTACAATGCTTAATGAAAGCTGCATATTAGAATACATCTCTGATGGAATGGAGGGAGGAGATGATTCTCAAGTTTCAGTGAACAAACTTTTTGAAGATTACGTTTATGCTTATATTGAGTATGCTATTTTAAATAGCAAATTTAATGTTCAAGAGTATATTATCAATAGAGCTAGAAAAAGAAAAACAGCTCTACTTAGAAATGCAAAAATTAGATTAAGCAATATTCATCCTGGAAGATTATTAATGAATCTTAGAGGAGAGAGTAAGTGGATTAAATAAAGATGGCAAACATTCAAAGAAATTTTATCGCTGGCCGTATGAACAAAAGCCTTGACGAAAGGCTTGTTCCGAATGGTGAGTATATTGATGCGTTAAATGTAAGACTCGGTTCTACGGAAGGCTCTGAAGTAGGTTCTGTAGAAAACTCAAAGGGTAATACCATTCTTACGACATTAATGTTTGATAATATTGAATTAAGCAATAACGCCAGGTGTATTGGAGCTTTTGAGGATGGTGCGAATGAGACTATTTATTGGTTCGTACATGACCCTGCTTTTATAGCTAGTCCTAGCGCAAAATTAGATTTAATAGTTTCGTATAATACCAATACGGCTAACACAACATACAACGTAATAAGCGCTAATGATGGAACTAATTTAAAAACCACTCTTAATTTTAGTCCTTATCATTTAATTACTGGCGTAAATTTAATAGATGATTTGTTGTTTTTTACAGACAATTTAAATCCTCCTAGATACATTAATATAAACAGGAGCTACATTGCGCCTAGTTCAGCGCCTTCTTATTTTGATGGTTTTTCTCCTGAAGCTTTATTGGTAATTAAAAGACCCCCTATTACCGCTCCTACAATTCAAACATTAAATCTCCAAGGACAGCAAGACGATTTTTTAGAAGAAAGATTTATATCATTTGCGTATAGGTATAAGTATAGCGATAATCAATACTCTGCAACTTCTCAGTTTAGTGAAGATGCGTTCACGCCTTCGTCATTTAATTTTAGCTACAACAGCTATCTTAATGAGGGAATGAAAAATACTAAGAACGCTGCAATAATAACTTTCAATACAGGTAGTTCTTTAGTTACGGGCGTAGAACTTTTATTTAAAGAGTCTACAACAAACAACATTAAGGTCATTGAGTTTCTTGATAAGTCAACATTAGGATATTCTGATAACACAGATTATACATATACGTTTGATGACAGAAAGATATTTACTCTTTTACCTGATTCAGAAATACTAAGACTATACGACAACGTA